GCGCTCACGATCCGCTTCTTGGCGGGCCGCTTCACGCTGCTTAGTCAGTTCTGAAAACCGCTTCTCAAGTTTTGGGTTTTGCTTCTTTTCACCTGTCGCAGCCTCGGTTTCGCTTGGTTCACTCGCCTCGGTCTCAACCACCGGCTCCGCTGGCGCGGCCTCAATGGGAGTTCCATCTGACGCTAAACCTAATTTTGCTAACGAAAACTCAGCTAAATTCTCACTCGTTACAACTGTTGAAGCCTGTTTCCGGGCTTCTTGTGCTGCTTCAGACATGGATTACTCCAAGAATAAACCCAATGAACCCATTGGTAGGTAATTCGTATTACAAACTGTTTCCCAATAGTTGTCAACTATTTGCTATTTGTTGCTCCTGTTGCAAGAACGGGTTCGATGACTTGTTAACTTCCGCTTCCGCAAAGCTCGCCATCTGAGCCTGTTCCGCATCCTTCTCGGCTATGACCTGACGTAGCTCGCTAGTATCCATCCGCTTCAATAGCATCTTGGTGACCGCATCGAGCTCGGCCTTGTTCTGATTGGCCTGAGAGTTAAGAATCTGCTGGTTGACCTTGGCCTCGTTGATGGTGTCGGTGTTGTAGGCCCGCGAGGTTACATCCATGAGCTTACGCTTGGTTTCACCTTCTTGTCTGACCATCTCAATGTCCCCGCGATACTGCTTCTCAAGCTCCATAGCCGCAATCATCTGTTGCATATCGGCAATCTGCTTCTGGGCTTGCATGAGCTGCATCTGGATCTGGGGCGGGATCTCGGACTTCTCGTCAATCTGGGCCAGCGGGTTGTTAGCCGCCAGACGGTCTGCAATGACCTCCGCACCCGGAAAGTCCATGTTGCGGAACACCAAGTCACCCGCAAGGTTAAAGAGTTCCTGATTGGTAGAGATCATGGGCATCATGGCTTCGACCGCTTCCTGACGCTTGCTCTGATAGCCGGGGCCGGTGTCCATGTAGACATCGTATTCACCCACGGTTACGTCATTAAGAACCTTTTCCACGCCCATCTCGTCCTGAGTCCGCTGGTTCAAAGTAACCATCTCAGGTTGCCCATCGTAGCCAATGATCCGCAGAACCCGTTCCCGGTCGTAAATCTTGGGGATCAAGTCAAGGATGATCCGACCCGTGTGCTTCATCGACCGCACTAGGTTGTCGTAGTAGTGGAAGTTGGTCATGTCCTGTTGCATCTGCTGACCACGGATGGCCTTGCCAGACATATTTCCTTGGGGCAACTGGGACGGATCGAAAATACCAACTACTGACTGTAAGTCCTTATCAATGGACATCGCAGCCGCAATAACACCGGCGGGTGGTGGCTCAGGCTGGAGACGCTGTGGGGCTGGGGCTTCCTTGCCGTTGATGTCAGTCTGCTTGTAGCGCAAGACCGGCATGGACTTGATGTTAGCTTGCGCCCACTCGTTCTCATGGCCTTCGTCCTGACCTTCAGCCAATAGCCACTTGGCCTTGGGAGCCAGAGCTATGCTCTCTGTAAGACTTGTCTGCCAGTAGTTGTACATACGCTGTGCGTCCTTGGCGTTCCGCACCAAGCCGTACTTCTTACGCTTGTCCTCAACCGTGAGCTGCTGACCGTAGACCGGAACTACTGGGATGTAGCGCCCTGACCAATCGCGCTCCTCAAGGATCTCAAGGCCGGTGAGCTTGCACCACTTGATCTGCTTACGCATGGTCTCGCGCTCGCCCACCACCATAATCCCTGCCGCAGCTAGGATCTCAGGGCTCGGAGCCTCGTCCTTGTAAACCTTTGTCCCGTCAGACAGGAGCAATAACTTGGTCTTTTTGCGCTCAACGTAGAAATACTCGGCAACCCGAATGTCCTCTTTCTGTACCCAATCGGGGTCAAAATCACCCGTTCCGCGCTGGTTGAAGTCACCGCCGTCATCTGCTCCGGGGTACTGGATCTTGAAGTCATCCTTAGACATCAGGGTAGTAATCAAGACCTTCTCAGCGTCCGAGCCGTCAGGTTGGATGGAGTTGGGGTCAAAGTAGACCGAGAACGGGTTGTCGATAGGACGGATGTAAATTTCCTGATCAAAGGAGTCCTCCCGGACGTAGTCAGTAATGACCCGCCAGTAGCCCCAGCCAATCCGCACCGCGTACTCACCAGCCGTATCGTAGGCCGTGTCTGCGTCTGAGTTGACTTCTATGTGCTTGAATATTCCGGTGATGACATCCGCAACCTTTGCGTTGGCCTCGGAATTCATGGAGTGAGCTCGCATCCGGGGGCGGGACTGACGCATCTGGTTAACTATCTGTCTAACGTAAGCGTCTAGCTTATTGATGGTCAGACACGGTCTGGCCTCAAGGTGTCGGGAGTTCTGAACCTCAATGGGCCATTGGTCACCAGAGGAAAACTTTAGGTCATCGAGACCCTTTTGCCGGTTCTCGGTGTCGGCCTCGTTAGAAAATTTGAGAAAGTCTATGGCTTCCTGTATGCGGGAATCCGCAGGGATAGCACTCGGAACGTCTACTTTTGCCATGTTTTAGCCCATCCATGAGCCCGGAATTTGGTAGACCGGCTTCTTTGGCCCTGCCTTCCGGGGTTCGTTTACCACCAATCCAATGTACCGAAACGCATCCGCACCATGCGAATAGATGTCATGCAGAGGCGATTTCGAGAACTGTTTCGTATCTGGATCAACATCATACCGATAGTGCCTCAGACATTGTAGCCCCTGATAGCAATTTTCTTTATCAAAGTAGCACTTCTGAAAAATTGTGCGGGCCGCGTTGATTGAGTCCGTGACCGGGACTCTGGGTAGGATCTGAACCTTGTAGTTCGCTCCCCTGACTATGTCCGCAATCGACCGACCGGCAGCCGCCAAGGTTGTGTTCTCCGCGTCATGGGGTAGCCAGATGGTGTCGTAAACGTAGCCCAAAGACTGAAGCTGGGCCAAGTAGTAGCTCATGGTCTTTTGGTTGTCCTCAAGGTAACGGATTAACCGGATCTCAAAGCCTATGAACTGTACAAACCAGATAGCCGTATTGTCTGCCCATCCCAAGTCGAATACCGCGTGGACGGGCTTGATAGCGTCATACGGGACTTTGGTGATCCGACCGTCCATCTCTGCCATGTTCATCTCTTGGGCAAAGACCGCCCCGTCTACCGTCCTACGACATAAGCCTTCCCAAACGTTTAGGTAGGCGTTATGGTCGTGGATCTCTAGGTTCTCTTTTTCCTCCCGCAGGGTTTGGGGGAACCACGGGTTATCTCGCCAAGTAATCTTCTGGACTATGGCGTTCTCAGGCGGGCTTATGACAAAACGCTGGTAGGTTTCGTCAGTCTCCAGTTCCGGGTTAAAGGTGACCCATATCTCTGAGTTGTCCCTACGGATGGTTGGGATCAGGACGTTCCAGCTAGTCTTGGAGATGGTCTGGGCTTCCTCGCACCAGCAGATGTCCACCCCCTCAAAGGACTTGATAGACATGATGTTGTTCTTGAGTCCCGCAAAGAAGAACTCGGTTCCGTTCTTGCCCTTGATCGAGGTGTTGGTTACCTCGTAGAACTCAGCGAGCCCCAAGGCTTCAATCTGGTCGGCCAGTAGCTTATGGACTGAGTCCTTAATCGAGACCTGAAACTCACGGGCACAAAGAATCCGTAGCGGGTCTTTGGCTCCCTTGATCAGTAGGGCTCTGGCTACTCCCCAAGACTTAGCTCCACCTCGGCCTCCGTAGAGAACCTTGTATCTCTTAGCCTCAAATAGGCACGCAAGTTTGACCGGGAACTCTGCCTTGGCTACCGCCTGTTCCAGCAGCTCTCGGTCAGACATCTATGGTTTCTGGCGGTTTGATGAACGTGACCTGAATGGCGTTGAGCAACGGTGTCCCGTCAGCGTTCTCCATCTGGTTAATCTGGATCGCCTTGCCGTCTAGCCGGTCTATGACTTCCTTGACGGCCCAAGCCTCTCCAATCTCAGCCGCGGTCAGTAGCGTCTCAACTATCTTGGGTAGTCTCTGAGGGTTCTGTACCAACGCTTTACGCAAAGCATCATGGAACATCTTCCCTTTTACAGCATTAGTATTACCTATCGGTGCGGCCATATTGATTAACTCAATCTATAAGTTCCTGACACGGAATTGGAAATGTAAACTATTCTCGTTTAGATTACAACCTATTTCTGTCCTAAGAATTGCATTAACGGGTCGTTCTCAGCTTCTCCCATTCCTAAGAACTGCATAAGTGGATCTTGGTTCGCAATCGGGAAAGCTGGCGAGCCCATAAACATAGACTTGCCAAACTTCTTGAATAGCTCCTTACGTTCTTGGTCATTAGAATAGAAGTGGATGTCGTTCAGACCTTGGCTCCGCAAGTAATCAATCGACCGTTTGGGCGTGTCTGCTGGAATGATTGCCCCTTGGAACTCTGACACCGATACCGCCCTTTGAGGCTTAATTTCAAAGTATTCGCTAGGCAATTTTTGCAGTTTTTTAATGAAAATCCCAATATCTGCCTTTAACTGATCATCTGCGCCAGACTTAAATTTGTCTAACAAATTGACGTTTTTTGCCTGCCCAATGTCATATAAAATATCTGTTGGACTATAACCATAACCTTCTTTATCGCTTAACTTATAAATTCTGTGTGTCAAAGCATCATAAGCCTCATTGATTTCTTCCTTGACCTTTTTGAATTCCTCTGCTGGAACAATCTTTCCCCTCGCAGACTTAACATCTTCTAAGTTGCGAAATTTTGGGGACGCAACAGCTCGTAAGTTACCCAGCCCGTAATTGAAGTTTTCTGAGCCAGCGCCACCTTTCATTTCCTTGACAAAGTTTTCTAACGTGGCTGGGGCGTAGCGCCGATTTCCTGCGTTTGTAAATCCTTTAAAAATATATTCCTGAACATTTACGCCAGATTCCGGTAGTTTTTGATCAAAAGCCGCTAGCCAATCCGCATATTCAGACTTCAAGTTCGACATCTTTTGCTCAACGGCTTGGGCATATTCCCATTTTTCGTCAAAATCTTTTTTGTTTGGCAACATTCCTTGTTCTTTTAGGAACTTGACCTTCATTACTTCTGAATACCCTCTATCACCCCAGTTATTTATTAAACTGTTAACTTTTCTGTTTACGTCAGAATCGGTCAAATCGTCAGCTACGTCCGCAAATATATTCTTTAGATTCTTCACCGATTTATCGTCAATGTTGTAATTTATGTTTGGAGTTCTAGCCGTATACGCATCAAAACCAAACACAGGATTCTTTGCTGACGGGGTTGCCATTTCTTTTGACCCAATCAGAGATATGTTTCCAAATCCCATCATTGGGTTTTCCACGTTAGAAATCGCAATCGATGGAACTGGCATCCCGCCCACTTTTTCTACTTTAGCTAGTTTTTCAGGGCTGATGTTGTGATGCACAATCATTTCTTTACCCGCTTCTACGCCCGGAACAAAAGACTCTCTTGCCACTTGACGTAAAGGTAAAGTGCCAGCAGGGGCAGTCCTAGCCGACATTCCTAGCGCACCAATCGGAACTGATCCGCTGGTCGCAAGGCCACCCCCAAACATATTAAACGCCGTGTTCAGGGCTTCTTCTTCGTCCAGCACCTCACCCCGCGCAGCTCGGCCCGGAGCCTTAATCGCCCGGATAAAGTCGTACAGGATCTTCGGAGCCACCAAATCGGGCATAAACCGGTTTTTGACGCTTGGGTCTTGGAGCATGACTGAGCCCATCATCTCAGGGCTCACACCGTAGTCTGACGGCAATGATCCCCGCATCCGGGGTAGTAGGCTTAACCTCTCAACATTCGGATCAAGATTGAATAAGTCTGAGAGGGTGGGCATTACTTCTTACCTTTAGTACCCTTTTTGGCTTCACGCTTGACTGAATAAGCTATCGCAACCGCCTGTTTGACCGGTTTCCCGGCCTTGACCTCGGTCTTGATGTTCTGCTTGAACGCCTTATCGGACATGGATTTCTTTAGCATTATTTCTTCGCCGTCTTTGCTGATTCTTTGAACGCCTTTGCCGTGGGAGCGCCCTTGGCTCCGGGGGCTCGCATCTTCTCTGGGGTCTTGCCCGCTGCCTTTTGGGCCTTGATTCTCTCGCGCTTGGCGTGGATGTTCGCGTAAAGTCCGGTAGCCATCAGTCATTCCCCTCGTTTTCGTTAATCTTGACGGTATCTGCCTTGATCTTCGCAAGCCACCAATTGCAGTCCGCAATCGCACCATCCAGAGCTTGAAGATTAGCCACGGTGATTGAGCGTTGTTGATTAAGTTCCGCAACTCTTGCTTGTATTGATTGCTCATCCATTAACAGTTCCAGTTTTTCAAGGCCGCAGCCTTACGGGTGGGTCGGCCCTTCTCGTCCTTCATCGGGCCGGGAACTCCACTCATCCGCGCACAAAAAGACTTTTTACGGCCTTCGTCAGCTTTTGTTTTAGGGTTTGGAGCT